TTAAATTTGATAAATCTGCACCTGCTATCACAATGAAAACAAATGGTGGTACAGCATCAGGCGATCAAGATTGGCGTGTCAGTTTGTCAATGCCGCAACAGATTAAAGAAATTATAGGTGGTGAAAAGACATTGTTGGATCCTTTGAAAAGAACTGGCAACAGATTGGTATTTCCTTACACTCCCACAATTTTAGCATCACATTCAGCCAATTGGAATCCAATGCAACCGGTACACACCAATTATCCGTTTTATGCTTATGAAAATTCACGTGTGGATCAAATGACAATCACTGCTCATTTTTACGTGCAGAATCAACAAGAAGCACAATACTGGGTAGCGGCTGTGCATTACCTAAGATCGATGACAAAAATGAGTTATGGGTTATCACCAAACAAAGGCGCTCCACCTCCAGTGGTGCGTTTAAACGGATACGGAGATTTTACTTTCAAAGATGTACCTGTATTGATCACAAACTTTCAATTTGATTTGAAAGAAGACGTTGATTACATCAGTACACAATTAAGTGCAACTGGCGAAGAATCAGTTTCTGCTGATGGAGACATTTCAAAAACTGGAACATATGCTTGGGCACCGACAGAAAGTTTGATCACTGTGGGTATTGTACCACAATACAGTAGAACAAAACAAGCACAATTTGATCTTGCTGATTTTATTAAAAATGGCGGAACAAAAGGAAGCGGATTTATTTAATGGGATTCTTTTCAAACTCAAGTCCGTATGCATCGACACAAATTGTGGATGATCAATATCTTGACATCATGACAATACGTCCAGTTCCAGCACAACCAGACGATGTGTTGTACACAGTGGAACCACAATACAATCATAGACCAGACTTGCTGGCTTATGACCTTTACGGCAACGAAAAACTTTGGTGGGTGTTTGCTCAACGCAACATGGACAAAATTTCTGATCCAGTTTACGATCTTATTCCTGGCTTAGAAATTTATATTCCACAAGGACCCGCTCTTAGTGAAACACTGGGAGTCTAGATGTCATACAGAAATAAAACTAATTCTGCTGTAAAAGTCATTAATAACAAGTCCGGAAATATTGGAAGAAATTTAGCAGGATCCAGTGCATTTGATTATTTTAATGCAGATGGCCTTGCTAATACAGTCAAAGGCAAAGTTGAAAACAACGAAGAAAAAAAGAAAAAACCTAATGTTAAGATAAAAGAATTTATCAGAGACTTAATACCTAATCCATTGCACGATTATGAATCATACAATGCTGTATTCACCCTGGCGGCACTAACAGTGGAAGAAGTAAACTTTCCCAACATACTTTATAACAGAATGCCTCTTCATCCTATCGCACATTCCAGCGGTAAAGGCAAAATAGAAGAAGTTACTTTTTACAAACAAGCAGGTGTAAGTCTTGAATACTTTATAGACAATGTTGAAATCCAATCTGCTGTTTCGCCTAATCCAAAATCAAAATTCGTACAAAAGTCAAATATTTCTTTCACTGTGACTGAACCTTTCAGTATTGGTTTATTTTTACAGACTATGGCGATACAAGCCGCCAAAGCATCAAGCGATGGCAATGTTGAATTTACTCAGGCACCGTATGCTTTAATAGTGGATTTTGTTGGCACAGATGTAAACGGCAAAATTTTTAGAAACAACAATCTGCGTAAAGTTATGCCTATTCAAATGACAAAAGCAGAAATAAGAGCCAACCAAGCAGGTGCTGTTTACGAATGTACTGCCGCACCTTGGATAGAAACTCCAACAACGGATATCAACAACCAAATAAACACTGATATCACACTGTCAGGAAAAACTGTTTACGAAATGATGCAGGTAGGTGATGACAGTTTAATGGGACAATTAAATTTTAAAGGTGCAGAACTTGACAAAAAAGCCAAGAAGAAAGAACAACTTTCCACATTGCCTACAGATGATTTTGTGATATATTTTCCTGAGAATTCTGAAATTGAATACACAGAAGCAGAAAGAAAAATAGTTTTGAAAGATAGAGCAACAATGACACAAGATGGATCGGGTGACTATTTTTTTAACACTGAAAAAAGGGACGAAATTGTTGAAACACTGCTGGGAAACAATATAAGAGTAACCAACGAATACACTGGATCAAGTGGGCAAGGTATAAGAGTGTTTCAAACAGAGGGTGAAGGATCAAATGCAACATTTTTAGGCAATGACATTGGAGCATCAAAAATGGCCATCAATGAAAACAACATGGCTATAATGGGTAAAAGATTTCCTGATTTTGAAGAAAAATATGACAAAAATAAAAAAACATTCACCAGAGATGGCATCACTTTGAATCTTAGAGCAATGACTTTAAGTTTTAAAAAAGGCACACGTATTACAGACATAATTGAAACAGTGATACTGTTGAGTGAATATGCTAAAAATTTAACAAAAAATCCTGACGAGATGGTTAACAAACAGCCAGGCAAGCATCCTTGGTTTAGAGTGAGGACAAAATGTTTTCAACTGCAAGATTCCTTTTTCAAATTGAAGACAAAAACTCATCCTAGATTAAATGTTTTCAGCATAGTGCCTTATCAGGTGCCTGACACTATATTCGATGACGATACATCCATGCCAACAGGTTACACTGTGGTTAGACAAAACATTGTAAAAGGTTACAATTATTTGTACACTGGATTGAACAAAGACATACTGGACTTTCAACTAGACTACAATTTTGCTTTTTACAATGCTGTGCCACAAAATTTGAACAAAAGTTCTTCCACTTCATCTGCTGGAGGAAACAAGAGCATAGAAAAATCATCAACAGCGACAACGGTGCCCACCATGATCATAACAGATTCTGAAAATAATAAACCAGGAAATTTAGCATCTAGGATCTTAAAAGCACAAAAAGAAACCACCGGTGAAGGAACAGAAAATGAAAGTGCAGAATTAAAAATTGCTAGATCTATGAATGATAGAATTATAAATGGTGGAACCACTGATTTGCTTAAAATGGATCTAACAATAATTGGAGATCCTTATTTCCTACCAGCAAGTGGAATGATGAATTCAGATGAACCTGTAAGATTTTTTGTGGATCCCAGACCTTATGCCCGAGAATCTACAAGCATTAAAAACAACGGCAATGGCAGAGGAGAAATAAATTATCAAGACACTTTTTGTTTCATTGAAATGAATTTCCAAACACCAATTGATTATCAACCAAACGGAGATAATTTAATTTTCCCTCAAGGTGGTTCATATCAAAATGGAGCAGGAGAAACAATCAGATTGGGTGAATTCAGCGGCATATTTCAAGTTCAAACAATAGTGAGCAGTTTCAGACAAGGTCAGTTTGAGCAAACATTAACAATAAACAGACAAGCCAACATGACTCTGGATGCTGTGGAAGGCAAAGGCAACAAGAAAAAAATTCAAAAAAAGGATGAAAGTAAAGGCTAATGGCAAAAAATTTAAACACACGAAAATCACACTCAATAGATCCTAAATTAAATCAAGGACCTTTTGAAGCCATTGTGAGAAATGTGTTGGATCCTAAATACAGTGGTGCAATCGAAGTTGAATTGGTTAAAACATTGGATTCAGGCAATGCCACTACCACAGGACAATTCATCACAGCAAAATATCTCAGTCCGTTCTACGGCACAACCAACGTGGCAGGATTGAACAAAAACAAAGACGCCAGAGACAGTCAACAGAGTTACGGCATGTGGTTTGTGCCACCCGATGTGGGCAACACAGTGATGGTGATGTTTATAGAAGGCAACATCAACAGAGCATACTGGATTGGTTGTATTCCACAAGAATTAATGAATGTGATGATTCCAGGCTCAACGCCTGCCATGACAAACACCGACACAACAGATTCAGAACACAATGAAGATCCTGCAGATGCAGACATCAGAGGCAAAAAAATGCCTGTGGGCGAACACAACAAATTAAAATTTGGAGATAAACCTGCGGACAAACCTTTGATGATTAAAAAACCAATCAACAGACTGTTCAAAGCAGTTTTGGACAATCAAGGTTTGATAACAGATGAAATCAGAGGACTTACCACTTCCAGTGCAAGACGTGAAGTGCCTTCTTCAGTGTTTGGCATAAACACACCAGGACCTATAGACAAAGTGTTCACACAAAATCAACCCATAGCAACTGCACGTACAGGCGGTACATCATTTGTGATGGATGATGGTGATGACAAATTTATTAGAAAAACTAAAGCCAAAGATGGTCCAATGGAATATGTGGATGTTGAAACCAGTGAGGGTGTGATTGAAGGCGATAAAAATACTCCTCACAACGAATTATTTAGAATACGCACAAGAACAGGTCATCAGTTGTTGTTGCACAATTCAGAAGACTTGGTGTACATTGCCAATGCCAACGGCACAGCATGGATTGAAATGACTGCCAATGGAAAAATAGATTTTTATGCACAAGATTCTGTGAGTGTTCACAGTAAAGGAGATTTCAACTTTAAAACAGATAGAGATTTCAATCTAGAAGCAGGTAGAGATATCAATTTAAAAAGTGCCACAGTGAATCAAGAATCCACAACACACAACTTGTTGACCACTGGAGCACAAACTGTGGAAGTGGGTACAGCACAAACAATCACAGTTGGAGGCACAACCAATCATTATGCTGGCGGCAATATCAATTTAGACGTTGGAGGACTCATAAATCTTTCTAGCGGAATAGCAGTGGCTACGCCGGTGGCGCCTTTAGCGGCTTGGAGCCTTCCAGGCGAAGCAAATGAAAGCATCATGAAACGTGTGCCACAACACGAGCCATGGAGCCATCATGAAAATTTTGATCCAATGGCAGTTGCATTGGCTAAAACAGACAGAAGTGAACAAGAAGATATTGTGGTTGCAAAACCGATCAATATTCCAGACACATTTAAAAATGCGAGGACATAATGCCAGGAATTAGTAGAGTGACAGTAGACACAGCAGTAGGCACAATAGTTGGTAATTTAGCACCAAAAGTTATTGTGGAAGGAGTACCAATTGTTGTTGTTGGAGCGGCAGTGGAGCCTCACGCACCTTGTCCAATACCTCCGCATTGTGATGCCACTATGAGCGGTAGCAGTGCAAAAGTAAAAGCAAATTCAATATTCATATGCAGGGAAGGAGACGCGGCAACTTGTGGTCACACCGCTACTGGTAGTGGCAAAGTATTTGCCGGTTAAATATCATTATGGCACAGAAAAAATTATATAAAGAGGTTACAGTTACATCTGCTCAAACAGCCAAAACACCTGCTACACAAAGAATGTACAGAGGGTTGAGTACAGTGAATCCAGACAACACCACATTCAGTTTAAATGACATTGGATTAATCAAACAGGATTTGTTGAATCATTTTCATATATCACAAGGCGAGAAACTTGAAAATCCAGAGTTTGGCACAATCATATGGGACGTGATACACGATCCTTTGACACCAGATTTAGAAGAAGCAATTAAAGAGGATATTATCAAAATAATCGACAGTGATCCCAGAATAAAAGCAGACACTGTGATAATAACACCGTTTGAATCAGGGCTACAAATAGAAGTTGAACTGCAATACCTCAAATATAATGTATCCGAGAAATTGAGACTGACATTTGACGAGAATAATGGGTTACTGAATTAAATGCTCTGTTTATACAAACAAATAAATAATGTGATAACAAAGGAAACCAATGTCATCCACAGATAGACAAAACAGATTATTGCTGGCAGAAGACTGGAAAAGAGTATATCAGTCTTACAAAAATGCGGAATTCAAAAGTTACGACTTTGATACCATTCGCAGAACAATGGTTCAATACATCAGACAGAATTATCCAGAAGATTTCAATGATTATATTGAATCATCTGAATATCTAGCACTGATAGATTTGGTTGCATACTTAGGACAAAATCTGGCTTTCAGAACAGACCTGAACGCAAGAGAGAATTTTTTAGAAACAGCAGACAGAAGAGATTCAATATTAAGACTGGCAAGATTGATCAGTTACAATCCAACAAGAAATCAATGTGCAAATGGCTTGATGAAAATAGTAGGCATCAGCACAACTGAAAATATTGTGGACAGCAACAACTTGAATCTAAGTGGACAAACTGTGAGTTGGAATGATGCAGGTAATACCAATTGGTATGAACAATTTATAAAAATTTTAAATGCTTCTTTGGCTGAAAATGAAAAATTTGGAAATCCTGTTAAATCAGAAAACATAGATGCTGTGCCAACCAGTCAATACAGAATTAATGCTAACAGTGTGGACGTACCTGTGTATGCATTTTCTAAAACTGTAAATGGACAAAACTTACCTTTTGAAATTGTATCAACATCTTTCAATGAAGGTTCTGTAATAGAAGAATCTCCGTTAACAGGAAGAAAGTTCAGTTTACTGCACAAAGATGATGGCAAAGGAAATGCCAGCAACAACACAGGATTTTTTACACACTTTAGACAGGGTGTTTTAGACAACGGTGATTTTACAATTGATGTGCCGTCAGACAATCAATCTGTTGCAATTGAATCCAGCAATGTTAACAACACAGATGTTTGGCTATACCAACTGGATGTGGACACTGGATTAGAAGACACAGAATGGACAAAAGTTGATGCAGTAACAGGTAACAATGTTATATACAATTCAACATCAAAAAAATTAAGAAACATTTACACAGTATTGAGTGACACTGATGATTCAATCAGCCTGAAATTTGCAGATGGAATATTTGGAAATTTACCTAAAGGCAGTTTTAAGGTTTATTACAGAAGAAGTAAAAATCAAAATATTAGAATTACTCCTGCTGACATGCAAAACATTCAAGTGGATGTTCAATATGTTTCATCAAACAATCAAGTAGAAGTTTTAACATTAACACTTGGTTTGCAGTACACAGTGGATAACGCAACTCCATCAGAGACCAATGACAATATCAGATTGAATGCTCCGGCAACATATTACACACAAAACAGAATGATCACAGGCGAAGATTATAATGTTGCGCCATTAGGAACAAATCAAGAAATTATAAAAGTAAAAGCAACAAACAGAACTTCAAGTGGAATATCAAGATATTATGATCTAATAGATGCCACAGGAAAATACAGCAACACCAATGTGTTTGGTGCTGACGGTGTGATATACAAAGAAGAAACGGAAAATGTTGATTCATTCAGTTTTACAACTCAAACAGATATAGAAGGTGTAATCATAAATCAACTAGAACCACTGTTATCAAAAAATCAAACAAGAAATTATTATCTAGAAAAATTTCCTAAAATATTATTAACAGACTTAATTCCAGTTTGGCAACAAGTAACAAATGCCACAAACGAATCTACAGGGAAATTGATAGATGATGTGAATATTTTAGATTATCAAGTAGGCACATACACAGCCAGTCAATTGAAATACATTGAACCAGGTGCAATGATTAAATTTATTGCTCCAGCAGGCAAACATTTTATGGAAGACAATTCATTAATGAATGGAGTAGCGGATCATCCAGGATCAAAAGAATACATTTGGACATCTGTAGTTAGTGTGTACAATGACGGTGTTAACAACACTTCAACAGGTGCAGGTGCAATTAAATTTAACGATGTGATTCCAACTGGTGCTATTGTGAGTGAAATACTGCCTAAATTTGCAAAACAATTTTCCGACGATGTGAAAACAATCATTATTGATCAGGCGTTTGCATACAACAACTTTGGAATACGTTATGATGTTCAAACAAGAAAATGGAATGTGATTGATGAAAACAATTTGAATGTGTATGGAGATTTTAATGTTGGTAAAACAGGCGACGAATCCAATCAACAACTAGATTCAAGTTGGATAATCAAATGTATTAATGATGGTGCTACATACACAATCACATACAGAGGACTGAGATATGTGTTTGAAAGCAAAAAAGAAGTAAGATTCTTTTATGATAGTGCTGATAGAAACTTCAATGCAAAGACAGGCACAACACTTCAAGACAAAGTCAGTGTAATGTCGGTGAACACAAAACCAGACAGCAACAACGCATTCAACAATGATATTAATTTTGCTGTTTCTACAGAATACAGAACATTGAGTGGATATGTGGACAGTGCAAAAATAGAACTTACACAATTTGATTCAGATCAAGACGGCATAGTGGACAATCCAAACGCATTTGATTTGGTGGTCGATCCTGCAACTAACACAACAACCAAGTATATTTTTCAAAAATTGATAAACGACAGTGATGGCACACAAAGATATGCGTATGTTGATGCCACTTCAGAAAAAATTTATGTGAGACAAACATCGGTAGGTGCTGTGGGAGATTATCCAAATGGATCCATTGTTTATTTGATAGACAGCAACAGTTTCAAACAAGTGAACACAACAACAAACACCACTGCTAATGTATCAAATTATGTTGCTCACATTGGAAGAGACAATGTTAAGTTTCAATATGTACACACAGTGGACGGGAACACAAGATTAGATCCTAGTTCGTCAAACATCATAGACATGTACATATTAACAAGAACATATGACATAGATTTTAGATTATGGTTGGCAGGAGCCACAGCAACACAACCGGCTTTGCCCAGCAGTGATTCGTTGTACACAAATTTTAACACACCGTTGGCAAAAATTAAATCAATCAGTGACACAATTGTGTATCATCCAGTAAAATACAAAATCTTATTTGGATCACAAGCAGACACAAGTTTACAAGCAACATTTAAAATTGTTAAAAATACTGACCAAGTTACCAATGACAGTGATATTAAAAGCAGAATTGTCACAGCAATAAATCAATTCTTTGCTTTAGAAAACTGGGAATTTGGTGACACGTTTTATTTTTCAGAATTAAGCACATATGTGATGAATCAATTGGCGCCAGATGTATCAACTTTTGTTATTGTGCCTAAAGAAGGCTCAAAAGCATTTGGAAGTTTGTTTGAAATTAAATCAGAAAATGATGAGATTTTTATAAGTGGTGCTAAAGTTTCTGATGTTGCTATTATAGATGCTGTGACAGCCTCTAAATTAAGAGCAGACGGAAACATCACAATGAATTCATCAACAGTGAGTACATTAAGCGGAACACTGCCTACTAGCACAACTAGTTCAACTAGTTCAAGTTCAGGCAGTTCAGGAGGCTCTAGTGGAGGCAGTGGATATTAATGGCATACGACAACAATCAGAAAGACGTCAATTTGCCAGCCGGCAAAGACAACGGTAAAAGAGAGTCTTCAGAGTTTTTACCTAAATATTTTAGAACGCCGGTTAATAATAAATTTTTACACAGCACAGTTGACCAACTTATATCTCAAGGAACACTAGAAAAATTAAACGCATACTATGGACGTAAGGTTACAGATGCCTACAAAGCATCTGATTTATACGTGCCGGAAGTCACTGCTGACAGAGAGAACTACAAATTTGAACCCAGCATAGTACAACAAGATGAGCTCGGCAATGTAAACTTTTATTCAGACTACATAGATTTTGTTAATCAAATACAGAATCTAAACGGAAGCACCACTGACCACAGCGTTCTGAATGCTCAAGAATATTATGCTTGGTCTCCAAGAATTGATTGGGACAAATTTGTAAATTACAGAGAATACTTTTGGATGCCATATGGTGCATCAGCAGTCACAATAACAGGACAACAAAGAAATGTTGTCAGCACATACACAGTGACAAAGTCTGATCAAACAGACAACTATGCTTATATTTTCACGCCCAATGGACTTACTGCAAACCCAACACTAAAATTATACAAAGGGCAAACGTACAAGTTTGACATTGATGCACAAGGATTACCTTTTGTAATAAGAACACAACGCATACTGGATGATTCTTACAATGTCACTGTTGCTGATGGTATAGATGTACAAAGTGTGGAAAACGGTATTGTTACGTTTGAAGTTAAAGATTCAGCACCTGAAAAACTATACTATGGTAGCGACAATGATATCAATGCTTGGGGATTGATACAGATATACGACATTGAAGAAAATTCTGCAATAGATGTCACAAACGAACTGTTAGGTAAGAAAAATTATTCAACTGCTGATGGCGTTGAATTATCCAACGGTATGAAAATAAATTTTGCTGGCACAGTAACACCTGTGGAGTATGCTGACAAAACTTTTTTTGTTGAAGGTGTAGGTGAAGCAATTCAGTTAATAGATGCACAAGAATTAGAAGTAAGAAGTTCGTTCACAGACGTAACGCCGATTCCATTTGATTCTAAAAACTTTGACACTGTGGGTTTTGGAACAGCAACATCATATGCTGTTGACAAAGATTACATTGTGATAAACAGAGCATCGCCAGATAGAAATCCTTGGAGTAGATCCAACAGATGGATTCACAAGTCTGTAATTGAAGCAAGTGCTAAAGCAAACGGACAAATTGCAAATCTTGATCAAGACACAAGAGCAAGAAGACCTATCATTGAATTCGAAGCAGGCATCAAACTATACAATTTTGGTTTTAAAAAGAAAGAAAATATTGATTTAATAGACACAGTGACAAAAGATGTAATGAGCGATGTCGAAGGATCGCAAGGATTTTACATAGATGGTGTTGCGTTGACAAACGGAATGAAAGTTTTATTCACTGCTGACACAGATCCTCTGGTTAAAAATAAGATTTATGAAGTTAAATTTATCAAATTTACAGAAGGAACCACAGTCACAGATCAGATTAGTTTAGTTGAAACCACAAATGCTTCTCCATCAGAAGGAGAAACAATATTGGCTACCGACGGAAAAGTTGATCAAGGGAAATGGTATTACTATAACGGTACAACGTGGACAGCAGGACAAACAAAAACAAAAGTAAATCAAACTCCTTTATTTGATTTGTTTGATAGCAATGGCGTAAGTTTCACTGACACTATTGTGTACCCTAACAGTTCATTTACAGGAAACAAAATTTTTAAATATGTTGAAGGTACAGGAGCAGTAGATACAGAATTAGGTTTTGCTCTAACCTACTCTAATGTAGAAAATATTGGAGATATTGTTTTTGATTTTGATCTACTAAATCAAAGTTATACATACCAATCACAAAGTTTAAGCGGGACGTTGACTTCAGAAACATCATTTTTAAAGAAATATGATGCCGATGGTAATTTTAAAACAGTTAATGGTTGGACGAAAGCACCCACTGACAGTTTTCAAAAAATTAACAGACAGTACATTGCTACTGATAAACAAAAAAATAATTTTGCCATTGATGTTTACAATAAAAGTGGCGACTTGAACGATTTGTCAGCAAATGTATTTGTAAACAATAATAAAAAAGTTGAAAATACTGATTGGTCAATTCTAAGAATAGACGGTGTAGCATATGTTAATTTTACCAATGATTTAAAAATTGATGATGTGGTTGTAATTAGAACCAGCAGTGCAACTCCCAAAAATGATAATGGTCATTATGAATTTCCAACAAATTTACAAGCAAATCCACTTAATGCAAAAACAACTAAATTTACTGTTGGGCAAGTGACTGATCATGTTAAATCTATTACAAATGAACTAAAAGATATTCAAGGTGTTACTCCGGGTTCTAGTAACCTTAGAGATTTTCCAAATGCAACGCAGTATGGTAGAAAGTTTTTACAACACAGTGGACCGATGGTGTTGTCTTCATATCTTTTAAACAATAAAGACGTTAATATAATTTCAGCAATCACAAGAAGTCAAACTGATTATTTCAAATTTAAAAGATCATTTATCAGTGCAATGGATGATTTAGGATTTGACGGAACTTCCAGTCAGATGGTTGATGAAATTTTAACAAAATTGAACAAAGACAATAATAATTCTTTACCATATTTTCAAACAGACATGCTGGGCATAGGTGCATACAAGACTACAAGCCACACAGTATTAGACATCGACAACAAATTTTTTGCTTTGTCAAATGATTTTGATCTTACAGCACTATCTATCAAAGCAGTGTACGTGTACCACAACGATGCACAGTTGGTTCATGGAGTTGATTATGTGTTTGCTGACGGATTTGTGCAGGTTACAAAAACAGTTGCATTGGATGATATCATAGTTGTAAATGAATTTGAAACAACAAATGGATCACACATTCCAGCAACACCTACTAAATTAGGATTGTATCCAAAGTATACTCCAAAACTTTATTCAGACACCACAGCAGTTACTCCAGTAAACGTGATTCAAGGTCACGATGGAAGTGTTATTGTTGCATTCAATGATTTTAGAGATGATGTTATATTAGAGTTGGAAAAAAGAATTTTTAACAATATCAAAACAAAATATGATGAAACATTATTTGATATCAAGTCATTTGTGCCAAGAGCATACAGCACAAACAAATTCACTTACGAATCTGTCAACAAAACACTACTAGGAGATTTTAATGATTGGTTAACTTTTATTGGCAACGATGATTACACAGCCAACACTTATCACACAGAAGACAACAGTTTAACGTGGAATTACAGCAGTATGGTTTCTCCACAAAACAAAAACTTGTTAGGATTCTGGAGAGGTGTGTACACTCATGCTTATGATACAGATAGACCAAATATTGCTCCATGGGAAATGCTTGGATATTCACAAGCACCTACATGGTGGGAAACTGTTTATGGACCTGCACCATACACAAAAGATAATTTAATTTTATGGCAAGACCTTGAAAAAGGTATTGTAAGAGAGCCTAACAAAAAAATTGTAATCAAAGACAAATACAAAAGAACTGGATTAACAAATAATATACCAGTGGACAGTGACGGCAATATTAGAAGTCCGTTTGATAGTGGTTACGCCAGCGGTAGTGCGTTACAATTAACACAAGACAAGTTTAAATTTGGTGATTATTCTCCAATAGAAAATACTTGGAGAAGAAGTGTTCATTATCCGTTTGCTCTTTTAAAAAGTTATATTTTACACCAACCCAACAAAGCAATAGGGATTGGATTAGACACAGATAAAATTAGTAGAAATGCAAGTGGTCAAATTGTGTACAATTCTGCGACTGCAATCAGACCTGCAGATATTGTTTGGCCCAGCAGTGTAAATGATGACACTGTAACACTGACATCTGGATTGTTAAACTATGTTTTTGAAATAGTTGAAAACTCACAAACAACCAACTATGCAGATTACAAAAAACAATTCGCAGGATTACAAACGCAAATAGGTTTTAAAATCAGAGGTTACAGTAACAAAGACAAATTTAGATTGTTGTTGGACAGTAAAACGCCATTAAATTCTTCAACTTTATTTGTTCCAGAAGAAAATTACAAACTGGTTTACAATGTTTCTACACCTGTAGAAATTATCACATACAGTGGCTTGATAGTAGAAAAACTAGCCAGAGGATTCAGCATAAAAGGATATGACAAAGATGATCCTTATATTAGATATCATTCTGTATTTCAACAAACAAATGATCCAACAATCACTGTTGGCGGAATAAGTGCCGCATTTGTGAATTGGAGTGAAAACAAAAGATATGACAGTGGAACATATGTAAAATTTCAAGATAATTTTTATGCTGTTGATGAAACACACATAGCAACAGAAACTTTCGATGTGTCTAAATTTATCAAATTGGTTGATTTACCAACTGAAGGCGGTGCGACTGGTATTTTAAGAAATAAATTTTTAACAGATACAGTACAATCTGTAGCATACGGAACAGTTTTCGAAGACATTCAAACAGTTGTTGATGTGATATTGGGTTATGAATCATATCTTAAAACAAAAGGATTTGAATTTGATCAATATGATTCACAAACACAATTGGTTGCAAACTGGCAATTAAGTGTAAAAGAATTTTTATTCTGGACAACACAAAATTGGGATGAAGGTGCTGTAATCAGTCTAAGTCCAGCCAGTAAAAAATTAGTTGTAACATCAAAATATGCCACAACAGATAATGTTGTAGAAAATTATTATTCTTATGGTGTATTAAAAGAGGACGGAAATAAACTAGATAGAACTAATTTAAGAATAGTAAGAAAATCAAATACATTTGAATTGTTTACAAAAAACACAGTGAACGGGATATATTTTGCTAAAGTTCCTCTTGTTCAAAAAGAACATGTTTGTCTAATAGACAACACCACAGTGTTTAATGATTTAATCTATGATCCAGCAAGTGGATACAAACAAGACAGAATTAAAATGTTAGGCTATATTACAGAATGGGATGGTAGTTTAAATATTCCAGGGTTCATTTTTGATGAAGCAAAAGTAAAACTTTGGGCACCTTACACAGACTATGCAATGAGTGATGTGGTAAAACACAAACAATTTTATTACACAGCCAACACAAAATTAAAAGGTACCACAGAATTTGATGATAACAATTGGCGTAGACTAGAAGGTAAACCTGAAAGCAATTTGCTATCGAACTTTGATTATCAAATAAACCAATTTGGCGATTTCTATGATTTAGATACAGATAACTTTGATAGACAGCAACAAAAACTTGCTCAACATTTAATTGGATATCAACAAAGAGAATATCTAAGCAACATTATCAATGATGATGTGAGTCAATACAAGTTTTATCAAGGATATGTTAGAGAAAAAGGAACAGCAAATGCTCTTAATAAATTGTTTGATGCACTTGCCAGTGCTGATAAAGAAAGTTTAGAATTTTTTGAGGAATGGGCAATCCGTAAAGGTCAGTATGGAGCAGTGGATACATTTGACGAAATAGAATATAAATTGGATGAAAGTCAATTCAGACTGAACCCGCAACCTATTTTATTGACAGATGATCAACCAGCAACAGCAACAGATTTAGTTTACAGAATACAATCAGGACAAACATATCTAAAACCTACAGATTATCAACACACTCCATTTCCTGTAAAATATGAAAAGAACACATATATCAAAAATGCAGGTCCGGTTAATCCTATAGACATCACACTAACTCTAGCAGATTATGATGACTTGTTGACGTCAACAAGTGTGTCAACACTGGACGAAGGGCAATACGTTTGGGTGGGTAATAAAAAAGGCACTTGGAATGTTTTAAGGTTCAGTAACACAGAGCAAAAAATTGTTTCTATAATTAAAGATGGTTCAACTATCACTGTAAACACATTGAACAATCCAGACATGGAAGTAGGAGAAGTTTTTGTTGTAAATGCTGATGGTACAGATTATGTTTTCAAATCTACTTTTGTTGGTATTACATCTATTCAATGTGAAGATGTAGAAGGATTTGCTTCAATACCTTCTGCTGTTGGTTTTATTAAAAGATTTACTGAATCAAGATTAAGTTCTATCACAGACATAAACACAAGAATAGTTGATCAAGGACTAAGAAACAATGAGAAATTTTGGGTTGATGAATCAGATGATGGCAAATGGAAAATTGTTAATAATAAATTTGTATTCAAAAAACACAATGAATTGAGTTCTACAAGCACATCAGGAGACGAAAGTTTCGGCACAGTTATAGCGGCAAACAAACAAAACTCTACAGTGTTGGTCAGTCAACCCACAGATGAAGATGGAAAAATTTATGTGTTCACAAGAGGCTCTGAGAGCGGAACATTATCATTGGCACAAATAATAGAAGCACCCACAACAGATTCATTGTTATCAAATGTTGATTTATTTGGTGCATCAAGTAGTTTTGGTAAAGCAGTTGATATTTCACCAGATGGAAATTTTGTAGTAATAGGTGCTCCAAATGCCGGCAATTTAAAAACTGAATACAAAGGAGTGTATAGTACAAGTTCTAATTACAATGTTGGAAACATAGTGCAATACAAACAACAACTTTGGAGAGCAACAAATCAAGTTGAAGGTGCAATAGCACAAGATTTATTTTCAACATTTGATGCATCGGCTTTTTACAAAGAAAATGTTGGATTCCAAACAACAAATTTATTGATAGGCGACAGTGTTTTTGCAAATCAAACCACAGATCACATGTTGATAAGAGCATCTGCTGATCAATACACAGCAACTAAAATAGGTGATAGACTCATATTAGATTATCTTGATTTTAACAGTGCTTATTCAATTGATAGAAACAATTATTCTAAAGCACCTCTAGAACCTTTTAATGGAGCGGATTCACCAACCATCAAGAACAATGTATTCAGTGGTGCTGAAATATCTATCCAAGAAAAGATTGATGAAATATTAGAAGTGTCTAACACATTGACAGACCCTGTGATAGGAAACATATTAAGCACATCCACAGCAGACGGTACAGTTGTGTATGTAAGAAAAGTTGCCGCTAAGACATTGGTATACCTTAAAGATGTTTCTGGTGTATTTGCTGAAAGCGGAAGTTTATTGTTAGACATATTACCTATAGGGGAGTATTCAAGAGTAAATTCAGAAGCATACGATTATTTAGGCGGTTGGTGGAAAGTAGGCATAGGAGCCAGTGTTTCAACCAATGCAGGATCGGATGTTACAACCAATACTGTGATACAGGACATAAAGGTGTTGAATGAAGTAAGAGACACCAACTTGTTTTTCAGTTCGTTAGAACAATCCATTGCTCCAATAACTCCTCAAGCACCGTTGGTAAAAGCACAATTTGGTATTGGAACATACTATCAAGATTATTACATAGATGCAGGAACAAATTCATGGCAGACCAATGCAACTCCTCAAGCAACTTTAAGTAACAAGTGGTTTGTGAGAACAGGTTATGATATTGCTCATGACAGCACATTAAATTCTAGTAATTCAAGCAACAACATAAGTGTGTGGGTGAACAATGATGGTACTGATACTTTTGCCACATTGAACATTAATAGTTCGGACACAAATGGACTTAAAGAAGTTGTAGACATATGGGAAGGTTACATTGATGTAGATTCACAACCGGACAACAATGCAAATTATTATTTTCCAACAGCAGGCGTACACCAAATTTACGATCCACTTACTCAGGCACAAGCAGATGTAACTTTCGTTCAATTTATAGCCTTAGAAAAAATTAGAATTTACTTTAACAACAGTAACAATAAACAGTTTAGTCTAGGATCTAATGCTGGTGCGTCATCCACTATTACTAGAATAGGTGGCGGAGTAAACAGAACGCTGGGATCTATTGAACAAGCAGTACAGTCAGGAGACACAGACGGAGATATTTTAGTTTTTGAACACACAGCACCTATTACAGCATCCGGTGATCCAGACTTCTACACAGTGAATGATATAGAATATTGGATTTGGGACGAATTTGAAAACGTGGCTGGAATCAGTCAAACTGCTAACATACCAGGAAGTCAAAACAAAGATTGGTTACAAATACACAACATACCGATTGGAGAAGGTGTTCAAAGTGGTCTTACAAATCAAGGTGCATTTTTAATTTACAAAAAAAATACACAAGGATTGTTTGAATACAGTTCTGCATACACTGTGCCTGACACTCAAAGTGGTTTAAGATTGGGAAGCAGAATTCAATTGCGTGATGTTGGAGGAAATATCACAGCATTCATCGGCGCTGGAGGTGATGGCACTTCAAACTTACCAGGCAAAATTTATTTTGTAAATTACAGTGCTACTAAAAATTGGTGGTTAGGCGTAGATAAAAATTACATGGGTGTGTTTGATGATCAAACAGATTACCTAAAAGACGAATTGGTGGTGTTTGGAAATCAATTGTACAAAGCAAAAACAAATATAAGTGCAAATGCTTGGCAGTCTAGTTTATGGACATTACAAGACACTCACACAGACTTTTTAGGTTATGTGCCTAATGATACTGGTGTTGAATTGCAAGGCGATTCCACATTGGACCAAAACAATTTAATTAAATTTGCCAACACTTTTGATGTTGACACAAATGGTGTGAATGTTGTGCTGACAAACAAATACAGTGATGACAGTCAGAATGTTGTGGTCTACAGACAGAGTGATGGACACTACACTTACAAACAAACCATAACACCTGTGGATGATTCTGCCACGATTATTAATTTCGGCGCAGACATAAGCATATCTGGAGACGGTGAGTTAATTGCTGTTGGAAGTCCATTGGTAGATCTTGCTGACACAGACATGGGATCAGTTTATGTATACAAGAAAGTTGATAATGATTCTGGACAATACACATTAAATCAAACACTTGTGAGTCCAAGCAGAGAAACATCAGCACAATTTGGAAATACATTATCGTTTAGTGGAGACATATTAGCAGTTACATCATTAAAAGGTGATCAGCAATTGTCTACATTGATTGATGCTGGAGAAACAGTGTTTGATGGCGAAATGACAAACTTTGTAGAAACACAATCAGATGTAGGATCAATACACTTGTATCAAAAATTTGAAAACACTTTATTATATGGTGAAAAATTTACCTACGTAAATGACACATTAGAACAATTTGGAACTAACTTGTTGGTTAACAACAATCACGTTTATGTGGGATTACCTAAACTACAATTAGAAAACAAAGAAAAAGGAACGTTGGTTGATTTTAGAAAATCACCTGTAGAATTTAATTGGAACAGTCTGCATGAAAGCAGTGAAGGAATAGATCAACCGGATTTATCAAAAATACAAGGAATATTCCTTTACAGCAAGTCGACAAACAAACTATTAACAAGATTAGATTATGTTGATCCAATATTTGGAAAAATTCCTGGACCAGCAGAGGCTGAAATTTCATACAAAACAAACTATGATCCAGCAGTGTATAATAGTTCTACAACAGTTGGAACATTGGATACAACCAATCACTGGGACGATTCGCAAGTGGGTAAATTATGGTGGAACATCAGCAAAGCAACCTATTACTATCCTTACCAAAGTAATATAATTTTCAATAATTCATATTGGAACAAATTATTTGTAGGTGCCAGTATTGATGTGCATGAATGGATAGAATCACCTTATACACCTGCTCAATACAACACAATCAGTGAGTCCGATGAAGGACCAGAATTAGGTATTACAGGAACAGTTGAACGAACAACAGATTTTGTAACTAAAAAAGTTTATGATAAAGTTGCCGGTGTGTTATCTAACAGATATTTTTATTGGGTTAAGAGTAAAACAACAACTCCGGAATTAGAATCAAGAAAATTAAGTGCAAATGCTGTTGAAAAAATGATTAAAGATCCAAGAGCTCAAGGTTACAAATATGTGACTGTGTTTGGCAAAAACAAATTTGCAATTATCAACTGCGATTCATTTATTCAAGACAAAGACACAATTATAAGTTTTAGATTGAACACAGTAGAAAGTAAAAACAATATCCATAAAGAATATGCTATATTAACACAAGATTCTGCTACAAGCACACTGCCTAAAGATGTAGAAACAGTTTGGTTCGACAGTTTAATTGGTTATGATTCAAAATTAAACCCTGTGCCTGATCCTAATTTAAGTGACAAATTAAAATACGGTACATTACAAAATCCAAGACAAAGTTGGTTTGCTAACAAACAAGAAGCATTGAAGCAAACAATGGAAAGAGTTAATACTTCTTTAAAAACAAAACTAGTTGTTGATGAAATTGACATTAGTAATTTGATAAAATCAGATCCAGCACCAACTATCAACACAGGGTTATTTGACACAACTGTTGATACAGAAAAAGATCTAGATTTTGTAGGAGTAGGATCAGTTAAACCTGCATCGTTGAATATTACAGTGACAGACGGACAAATTTCTAACGTTACAATTACAGATGCTGGTAAAGGATATAAATCAATTCCAACATACAAGATAAAAAGCATCACAGGTGAAGGTGCTGTGATAGGATTAACGATAGATGTTAATGGTTCTATTAACAGTGCTAAAGTTTTAAAAACAGGAAGCAATTACAAGGATAATGCAACTGTACAAGTTAGAACGTTCAGTGCATTGGTCAGTGCCGACAGCACAGTAGATGGCAAGTGGGCAATATACAATTACACTATTGGAGATGGATGGCAGAAAACAAAAATACAAGCGTTCAATGTGAATCTATATTGGAATTATGCTGACTGGTATAAAACTGATTACAGTCAATTCACTGCTATTGACCATGTGATTGCACAAAGTTATGAAATTAATACACTAGATGACAGCATTGGACAGATTGTAAAAATTGAAACAATAGGATCTGGTGGATGGTTGTTGTTGAAAAAAATTGATAATCAAACTGATGTGGATTACACTGTGAATTATGAAACAGTTGGAAGACAAAACGGGACTATTCAGTTTTCTGAGAAATTGTATGTGTACAGTGGCAATGTTGGATTCGATTCAAACAGTTTTGATATTCAGTTGTATGATAGACAGCCAATTCAAGAGACACGTGTAATATTAGAAACAATCAGAGACAAAATATTTGTAGAAGAATTAGCAATAGAATACAACAAAATGTATTTTGCTGGCATTCAGTATGCGTTATCTGAAAATAAATTAAACGATTTTGTTTTTAAAACAAGTTTTGTTAAAGCTCAACACAATGTAGGTGAATTAGAACAAAAAATTACGTTTAAAAACGACAACCTATCTAATTATGAAGATTATGTGCAGGAGATTAAACCATATAAATCTAAAATCAGAGAATACGTTAGTTCATATGAAAAAACTGAACCAACAAATAGTGTAATCACTGATTTTGATTATGCACCTAAATATGTGAATGGTGAAATTACTCCATCAAAAGTTACAGTTAACAATGATGAGTTGATTGGTGCAGATGGTATCACAACATATCCAGACAAAAATTGGAAAGATAACATAGGTTACAAAATCACTGCAATCAACATTGCAAATGGCGGAACATCATACACTAATCCACCTGCTGTGGTAATTACTGGTGGCGGCGGAACAGGCGCGACTGCTACTGCATACATTAAAAATGGAAAAGTTTATAGAATAAATGTAACAAATAGTGGATCGGGATATATTTCTTCTCCAACAATAACATTAAGTGGATCAACAACAGGTACTCAAGCCAAAGCAAGTGCTGTGTTAGGTGAAAGTTTACCAAGAACGACACACATAGGAATAAAATTTGATAGAAACACAGGAGATACATTTATTACCAGTTTACAAAGAACTGAAACATTCACAGGTAATGCAAGTAAATTAAAATTTAAATTAAAATGGCCAATGGATCTGCGTACAAACACAATTTCGATACTAGTAGCAGGCAAAAAACAATTAAAAAGTGAATTCACATATGCAAATGAAATAGATGAAACAAAAACATACGTTAGAAAAACAGGATATATCCAATTTACTTTACCGCCTGCAAATTTATCAACAATTTCAATCAGTTACAAAATAAATGAAGATGTTTTAAACACTGCTGACAGATTCGCATTGTATGAACCAACATCAGGAATGCCTGGAAAAGAATTAGCACAGGTAATTGATGGTATAGATTACGGTGGAGTTGAAGTGAGAAGTATTGGATTTGAAAACAACTCAGGTTGGGGCAATGAACCTTTCATGGCAAGTGAGTGGGATACGTTTGACGAAAGTTATGAAGACGAAGTATTCTATCTAGATGGTAGTACATTAACATTAAACCTTTCTAACACACTGGAACAAGGTGTAGAATATCATGTGTATAAAAACGGAATACGAAAAGATCCAAACACAATACCAACAATTATAGGAGATGGATCTACAAGAACCGTTGATATCAGTGCATTAGAACCGGCAGAATATATTGATGCAACATATAATTCAGTCGCTTGGACTACTTCAGGTGCTGGTACTGGTGCAGTAATCGACATTGATAAAGTAGATGCAACTTATTCAGCAACATTTACCAATGCTGGACAAAATTTTGCTCCAGGTGACACAATCACAGTTTTAGGAAAAAATGTTGGTGGAATAACTCCGTTCAATAATGTAACAATCACTGTAATCACAGTTTTAGGTGATGCAGTTAATACCTACAGTGTATCTGGAGGTGATGTTATTATTGTAAGAAAATCCACCAGTGATGGAGCATTTTTACCAGATCCAAACATTGTGGACACTTTAGTAAAAGGCGGAGACTTAACATATTCAACAGCACAAGGGATCAATTCAC